CATTTAGCTTTTTCTAAATCTTGTATTGGTTTTTCTTTGTGCTCATATCTCCATAGATATTTCATAGCACTACCTTGTAAATAATATTTAAACCCTTCACCTTGACAGGCTTTGATGGCATCAATACAACCTATGCCCCCTTTATTATAATGAGCTGGGTAGTTTACTGGATCTTCTTTCTCTAAGTCTTGTACTTTTTTAAAGAACTCAGTCATTTGTTTTACGCTTGTCATTTGATACCCCCATTATATAAAAAAATTCTTCCTTAGATTTCTTGGTATCTAACATAGCAAAGTCGCATATCAAATCAAAGTCCTCATCATTATTAAACAACCAATCGATTGCATCTTCTCTAAACTTTATGTACTCTTTATCTCTACCAGTGTAGGCTATGTCTTGCATAGCTTGATCCAATACTGAACGCCATAGTACTATCTCATTCTCGATAGGGATATACTCTTCCTCTATCGGCTTGGCCGCAAAGTATTGGGGACGTTTCATAAAGTTTTATTCCTCTTTGGTACTCTTAGAAAAACTTGTAAGGTTCTTCCATGCCCCCTCATTAGTATAGATAGAACCTAAGAAACCTAATCCCTTTTCCATCTCTGGTTGGATAGCATGTTGTGCATGCATGGTGTCGTGTATAGTTCCTGCTACTTCTATTCCGTACTTATGGTTAAGCCAAGACACATCATACGTTTGATTCTGTGCTACCTTGACTATTGTTTTATCTTCTAGTAATTCTTTTATCGCTGACCATACAGCCAGTTCAGTAGTGTAGTTGTAAAATGTTTGAGACTTTTGAGTGGTGTCTCTAAAAGGTACGACCATTGAACGCTCTGGTGATGGTGCGAATCCGATGCAAGTGATCTCTCCACTCGCTGTCTCGATGTCGAATGACAACGGATTGTCTTCACTGTTTTCTTCTTTACACTCTTTAAAGAACTGTAATACTTCTGGGTAAGTGGGTTCAATGTATATCTCTCTCTCTGTATTTATAATATCTTTAGTAGTAGATTCTTGTGCTGCTTTCTTTAGATCACTAACTACTGTAGGTCTAAAGGAATAGTTCTTGAGAACTGCGAACGGACTATAGGTTGGCATAACTTTGAATGGTCTATTCAATCTGCCTGTGTTGGTATAGGTAAGTGCCCCTCGATATGAGCCGACCTTATCTATGTTAGTTACTGACCAGAAAGATAGAGCACCCATAGTAATTATAATGTTAGGGTTGAAGTCATTGATCTCTTTATATAATCTCTCAAGGTCTTGTTCGTAGTCTTGTTTTAGAAATCCGTATTGGGAAGGAGAATAGTTTGACTTCCATTCCCCTTCTTTCTTAAGAGCTTTGTACTCGTTCCGCTTGTGAAAGAAGAACTGAGCATTCTCTTGTGCTGGTTTTAATTGGAATGCATGAGTGATCATAACAGTCTGTGCATCTATACCTGCGAGTGTGCACATGGGATTCAACACTTGTTGTATGCCTCCTGTATTTATTTTGTTAAGTCTAGATTCGGTAGTCGTAGGATATTCTAAAACTATGCAAATAGAATTCCCAGAATCTGGAACCTGCGACTCAACCCGCTTATGTACTGCGTAATCACTCATGCTATCACAACCTATCTATTAATAATCTTTTTAATAGATGCTTGTAATATGTCCTTGTTCTTACCAACCATCTCGTGCTTTACAACACCCGAGAAAGACTGACCAATTGCTTGCTCAAGCAACTCACCAAAAGATTGATCCTCTGCCATATCTAAAGCGTCAGTTAAGAAACTCTTCAAAGACATAGCTGGATTCTTTTGCTTCATCGCATTAGGCGTAGCCCAATACTCCAGTCTAGTTGGTTCTGCGTTTGCTATATCAGCCTCATCCAAATCTGATTGGATAACTCCTGTAGCTTTCACATTTATCTTCACTAACGGAGTTTGGTTCTCACCTACTCTGTCTGAACGATAGCTAGTAATTACAAAATCGTAACTACCCTCTGGTAAAGTAACCGTTTGTGGTACTTCATTTGGTGACATATTTAAAAAGTCACTCACGTCTGATCCTGTCATGGTATATACCTCCTATTTTGACATTGGTTTTGACAACTTCTTCTTCGCATTCCCTTGAATTGCATCAAACAATTTCGCAAGATCAAGCTCTGTGTTAGGTTCTAATATGTCTAACGCAGGAACTTTGAGATCCATTCGATGATCTGATACAGTTCGAAGCGAACGTTCTGTGCCTTTGCTTGAACTCTTAGTGTCCACTCTACAAACACAGTTAAAGTATCGGCCCAATTTTGTAGATAGCTTTGAGCCCACACTAGTTGGATATGATTTACTCACACCCAAATCCCCTTCCATGTACTGCATGTGTGTTGTCACCACCACATTACACGGAACTTCTGAACCAGTTATATATTGTATGAGGTGTTGCACATCACGTGCCGCTGTTCCCCACTCTGGTTGAGATGGTTGTTCTGTTGGTTTCTTATTATTAAATACTAACGCACTACGTAATGCTGACTCACCCATAAGAGTAAGACTATCAATCACGAGTACATCATCTTTAGTCCAAGTCTTTACTGAACCAAAGTCTTCGTCTCCATCTTTCCAATTAGCAATTAAGTTTGCCCCCTTACGGAAAGCTTCTGCCTTGCCTATTGAATCTTTAAGAGTTACGTATGATACACGATTGACTCCCTCTGGAGTTAGTAGGTCTGTCAATATAGATAGACCATCATCGTAATCAAGTATACGAAGATTCTTTCCAGCGTTAGCTAATGATGCTAGTGCTGCAGTTTTACCAGATCCGCTGTCGCCTACCAGTAATAGTTTAGTTACATCTGCTGATGTGTGTTCTTTAATACTTGCCATGTTGTTCTCCTGTGTTTGCATTATACTAAATTAATTTGAATCCGTCAATACTTTTTTTATGTTAATGCTAAATAAATAATACCTAGCATTATTGTCATACTGACTGCCACAAAAAATTTCATTTCGTTGTGCATAGTTCTACCTTTCTTGTTGCCATGAACCGTCTGTGTTGTAGCCACTCGGTAGTTCATTAGTCTTTTTAAATTTGTTTATTGTTTTACTTATATGATAACCCTCTTCGTTCTTCATAGCCATAAAATTATTTAGATGTTCATTGCTTGGATCTAATTTAAATAGTTCTATTGATAGATAGTCTATGATCTTATGATCCATTGGTGTCTTTAAGTACTTGCCCATTATTCTAACTCCACTTCTATTTGTAGTTCATCGGTTGGAAATTCAACCACGTTATCTTCTTTCCTTAAGTCTTTGTGTACTTCTCTATTGAAGTCTGCTTCAACCACAGTTGCTCGGCGTGATGGTGCTTCATTACATATGTCTCTGAACTTACAGCCACCATAGTTAGCACACGCAGTAAAGTCAGCAGGATAATAGTTATCCTTAGCATACATGTTAGATAGATCTATCTTGTGCATAGAATCTATGTACCATTCATTCAATACTTCATCATTAACTTTGAATACTGCACGCTCGAAGCGAGTAAAGTTTGCACCAGTTTGTGCCGCCTCTACTATGAAGCCAACAACAGGTAACTGTAATACATTCTTAGCCGCCCACAAGTATGCGTATACTTGATTGTTAGGGGTGAAGTTAGCAAAGTAATAACTACTCAAGCCTGTCTTAGTAGTCTTAGTATCTACTACATAGAGTTCATTGTTTAACTCAACCACCTTATCTATGCGACCGGAAAGTCTTTCACCTGTGTTTGCAAAAGGTACTTCGAACCTCTGCTCAAGTGCAGGATCTCCGTCTGGCATGGTCGCTATCTTTATAGTGTCCTCCCAAAATTCTTCAGCTCGCCACACGATAGCACGTAAGGCAGACTCAAGTCCACGAGCCTTGTCTTCGGTACGTAATAGTTCTTCGCCAAACTCTAGCAGTACTACCTTGATAGCATTCTTAACCGCCTCATCTTTTGACTTGCCTTCAAATCTACCACGATCTAATTCTTCGAAGCCTTCATGCACCGCTGACCCAAAGCCTGTGGCTGATGAGTACTGCTTAGACTTGTAGCCTAGTAAGTTTTGAAAGTTATAGTAGCGGGGGCACGATGAAAATGCCGACAAGCTAGAGGTATCCCATACCATTTGCTTGGCTGTCCCATTACTTTGCCACACATACTTGGGAAAGTGTGGTGCTTCTATGTATCCCATTCCGCTGTCCATATATTACTCCTTATACATTTTATTTATTACTGATTCGTTGTCTGCATTATCTTTGTGCCAAGCACATAAGTTTGCTGCAATAGTTCTGCGTTCACCATCACCCTTGAAAGGGTAGACCATGTGTTGTAGCCAAATAGGAAAGATGAATAGCTTACCTACCTCGGGTTTAATAGTGCAAGTAGTTGGTGGTTTTAACATTGGATTATCTAACGAAGATGTTTGTCCATAGTTAAAAGCAATGAAGCCATCTGAATTACCAGACGCACCAAATAAATTATAGCTACCATCATTCGGACTGTTCTGTTTAGTTATCTGCTCGGGTACTTTAGTCCAGGTAGTTGCCGCTAGTCCTGTGATAGAAGGTACACTGTGATCATGGATAGGATTGTAATCTCCTGCATAGCTATGCACTGACCACATCTCATCTACCCCTACCTCCATTTTATCTGGAAACAATTTACTTGATCCAATTCTTTTGACAAAATGTTTAATGTATTCTTTACCAAGTTGATTGATAGTCTGGGTAAAGTGTATAACCTTTTCGTGTTCAGCATTCATAGTCAACTGTTGACCGTGCTGTATCTGCCCAACTAAATTACTTGAGTGGTCTTTCCTATCCTTTGCAACCATGAGATCATCAAGATAAGCATTGAGATTATCTACCATTGTCATTGGTATCTGAGCTTCCATAAGTATTACTTGAGGAAGTTCATGCATTCTTAATTTTATTTCATGTTGCTGTTCCATTATCTTTTCCCGTATAGTTTAGTCCATGACCAACTGTTTAGTTTGCCAGAGTATCTATTGATTAGTTGCAGTATTCTTTTCTTCATCATGCGTCCTTTAAGATCATAGCCAATGGGTCTTGATCAAACTGCTTAGGCTTAGTGCGTGCCGCTTTGGCAGTGATTCGCTTGCCTGCTTTCTCGGCGGCTTTTATATTGACCCGTGTGTTTCTAAGATAGGCAATGATTGTTTCAATGCCCTTATCATCTTGAGCCAGATCGATTGGATCCATCTCTAGATATTCAGTAGGTACTGTGAGTTCTTCATTCGACATTTAGTTTATCCGCTCTCTGTTTATCATCAAGTTCATTGGGTGATTCTATTGCCATGACTACTGCGTCTGGTATAGTCTTCAAGGTTTCTTTGAATACATTAGAATCATATTGATTGATATCTTTGTTGTACTCAAGACTCTCAAGCAAAGCAGGTAGCTTTGATTCTGCGTCTGCCTTATCATAAGCCTCAACCTCCCAGTGTTTGGTATGCATGTGTCCTGTTACGACATTGTATTTTTTCTTTGGTATTGCCATAGTGTTTCTCCTTTTTCTTTCTTCTCGTTGCCTAATAGATTCTTTGTACGAAAGTTCTAGTAGTTTGTTTTCATTGTCCCAGTACTCGTGGAACTTCATCTAATGTATAGTGTCATCGGGTTCGGGTACTATCCTTACCCCCGTTATAGTACTGAAGTCAAGCGGATCTGTCACTGCACCACTCTTCACCATCTCATCAATCAGAGGCCCGAGTTCAGCGATGTTTGCTATCGAACCACCGAAGATCTTGAGTGCCCCTGCTGTACCTACTGACATCATAATCATACGTAGGCTTACCTCAAGTAATGCCCCCATCAATACGCCAGTAGAATATTCTTTTGACATATCAAGTAAGGGTTCTTTGAGTTCATTGACACAGTCCTCAAACTCTTTACGCATATCATTCTCAAGCATCTGACTCTCCCCCTGTTATCTCAAAGTTAACCGCATTAAGTTTCATATCAGTAGTCTTAATGAAATCTTTATCTAGCTTATTAAGTTTGTCTCGTATTACTTTCAACTGGGTTAGGTTAGTTGACGTAACAATTATACGTCTGTTTCTTTCACTAGTTAGATGGTATGTCTCGGTCATAGTTCCTCTCCTGTTTGTTCGTTGATTAACTCAAGTTGTTTTGTTTCCATTGAGTGTGTTATACGCACCACATCTTTGTCATGCACAATTTTTAGTAAGTCATACTTGCCTTGATCTATATCTACTTCATCTTTCATCTGCTCTTTAAAAGCTCTGATGTATCTAGCAAATCTCATAGCCAAAGCAAATGGTTTGCTAGTCTTAATACATATAGAGGGTGACTCTTCTTCTGTTTCGTCTAAGTATTTCCTAGCCTTTTCCAAAGCGTTTGAGATATCTATCTGTTGGAATAGGTTGTAGGTTCTCGGATTGTAAGCCATTTGCATTCTCCTGTTGGTATTCATAATCATCTGTGTCATCGAAGATTCCACGTGCAGAACTATCTCCAAAGATATCTTCTGACGGATCATCAAATCCATCTAGAACAAAGTCTCCGTCTTCGGGTACCCATTCTGTTTTCTTCTTAGTCTTATTATATTTACTCGGCATTATTATTTCCTCCATAGTTAAAGCGAGAAGCTATTGTTCCCACTATTATTATCCCTAACCACACTATGGCTAGAGGGTTTGGCAAAGAAACCAATGCCAATATTGTTAGTCCGTAGTAGAATCCTCGAGTAGCTATCCACCCAAAGCTGTTACCAAATGCGTCCATGTTTCCATTCCTTTACATTATCCTCAATAATAATATAGTTATCGGATAGTTCTAAGTTTAACTCATCAGTGTGTACATAGATAGTAGTCTCTATGTCACCTGGCATGAGCAATATTTGGACAGGGGTATACCCTGCACCAATCTCTATTGCGTCGGTCAATCTAAATACTTCTTCATCAACCTCGTATAATTCTCCCTTGATACTGTAGCCATTCTCTTTTGGTATTACAATAGGGAAAGAACCATTAGCATAATCTAGTATGTCAAAGTCGGGGGCAGTGTGGTACTCGCCCTTGTATTTTTGTCCGTCAAGTATGCCACTTAACCTATGCCCCTTCTTTAGTGTGCCGTATACAAATAAATTCTTAACCATGTATGTACAGTCCTGTAAACTGTGCGTGTTTGTATGCCCACATAGCTTTTAGTTCAGCTGTTGGTGCATAACGTTTCATTCTATCTAAGGCTTTGTGTCTGCGTTGTATTGTTAGTTCATACTTATTGTATGGGTGATCACTTGTCCATTTCATATATAGTCTCCTTGAGTATGTCCAGTATGGCAGGGTTATCTCTAAAGACTCCCATCAACCAGTTGGTTAAGGTGTTAGCTACTTGTTCTTCTGCGTCATCATCTTTCAATGCCCCTCCATCAGAGTTAAGAGAAGATAAGTATATCACTGCGTGAATTATCTCATGCAATAAAGTGTTGGCATAATCTATGCCACTAATTTCTTTTTGTATTTCTATTTTGTTTTCCCTTGATAGGTACTGACCAAAGCAATCAACGTTGTTCTTCTTGAATGAAGGATCGGTTCTCTCTATATGTATGTCAGCAAAGCCTATCTTAACTTTGGTTAACACATTATTTTTATTAGATCTTTTTAGCATGATGAATTACTTTCTATTATTGCTGTGTTCAAATCAAAGTAATGACTAAGCAGTTGTTCAAAGTCTGATTTTTTCTTGGTCATTTTGTCCAAAGGACTATTATACTTTATTTTTGATGCCTTGTCAAATGATTTTTTTGCCTCGTCAGTTAGTTGTCTGTGCATTTCTCTAGGCATGATAAGGACTCTACGCCCCCAGGTTTTTGCTATAACATCACAGCTATCTTTGTAGGTGTGATTGATGTAGTGTTTGTCATCTGTTGCTCTGCCATTCCATCTACGGAAGTAATAGATAGGGGCATTAGTTTCTTGTACTCGTTTGCATAGCGATCTCTTGCTTGTACCCTCTCGCACACATTCTCTTTGCTCATCACCATACTCATCTTCGTAGTGATCGTAGACAGGTGTTTCAAATCTAACTTGTTCTGCCTTGGCAAAGTATCTATCTAAATAAAATTTAGCCATATCATTCTGTCCTTTCTAAGTATGTTATTGATTTAACCACTGGGGTTTTGTATCTCTTGTTAACAAATTGTTTTGCGTGTTCGTAGGTGTAGGTACATACCTCAATGTTATCCATTGTAGTTTTACCTGCCTCTTGATAGCCCACTAGGTAGCGGTGTATCTCTTGTTGTTCTCCGTCAGGAATATACACAGCCACCTCTAGCTCACCACCCATAATTGTACTCACCATCATCATCAATCCAACAGTCTACATCTCGGTGTTGATCTCGCCATTCATCATTGTTATCTGCTATCAAGTCATTGAGTACAGTCACTTGAGCCTGTCCATACTTGGCAACAAAAGTTTCTTGGGCTTGTTCCAAAGATATATTTCTGTCAGCTATTTCGTCAATCAAATGCCAAGAGTATTCTTGCATTTCCATTAACCAATTTTTTACTCCACTCATATTATTCTCCTTATGTTATTGCGTTAAATATTAGATCGTAAGTAATAAACCATAGAATCACATCTGCCAAAGGCTCTAATAATTCCATAGTGTAATTAAATTTTTCAAACATTATTCTATCCTCTCTAGTTTATACACCTCAACTGGTATCGTGTCAACTGTATTTATTATTTCGGGCATAGTATTTATCACTTCCATATTAATCTGTTGTTGATAAACATCATTGCGTACTTCAAGGGTTACCCCAATGATAGCAATGATACCCCACCCCCACACTATGCCAATCAAAAAGAAAGCTAGTGTATAAGTCTTGTTCATATCCACACCCACAAAGCACTTAGCAGTGTGAAAGTTATTATAAAGGCTATCGCCCATTCATCATTGTTCATAGTTTTAT